GGCTGCACAGGATGAGGCTTATGCTGAAAAGAAAAAGCAGTTAAAGGCACAGGAGCGAGACACCACCATCAAGTTTGCAGGGGAAGCATTTACAGGAGTACTTGGACTTGCCGAGGCCATGATGGGGTCAAGCGAAGAAGATGCACGCAAGGCGTTCAACATAAACAAAGCGGCATCGATAGCAGATGCAACGGTCAACACCTTCCTTGCTGCGACACAGGCTCTGCGAGACCCTAAGCTGCCGACCGTTGCGAAAGCCTTTGCGGTAGGTGGAATTATCGCCAGCGGCTTGGCACAGGTCCGCAAGATTGCAGCAACGCAATTCAAAGCGAGTGGGGGCGGAGGGTATGCACCTGCTGGCGGTGGAACAGGAGCGACTGGTCAAACAGCACCGCAGCCATCCGAAATCTTTGCCAACCCACAAACGACTAACCTCGGCACGGGCGAACTCTCGGCAGGCCAAGGCCAAAACACCGCACCCATGCGTGCATATGTAGTCGAACGAGACATCGCACAAACTGGCCGAAGGGTCCGCAGGTTGGAAGAATTTGCAACAATTGGGGGTTGATACATCTGCCACTATGGAACTTCCAGTTTATAGGATGACCGTGGATGAAGTCGATGAGGGTGTGCAGTTTGTGGCCCTCACCGACATGCCAGCCATCGAGAAACCGTTTCAAGCCTTTGCCAAGGTCAAGCAGCGATTCACCGAAACAGGTGAACGCAGGGTGCTGACTGGACCGCTCATGCTGGCAGACACCCCGATATACCGCAAGGATGACACCTATGGCGAATACTATGTGGTTTTCGACAAGGCTACCATCCGCAAGGTGGTGCAGAAGTATTTTAAGCAGGGGAACCAGCACAATGTGAACGCCTTCCACAATGCTGAACTGGATGGCGTGTTCATGTTCGAATCCTACATCACCGATGCGGAGCGTGGCGTGATGCCTCCCAAGGGCTACGAGGACACACCTGATGGTTCATGGTTCGGTTCGTTCAAAGTCGAAAACGATGAGGTATGGGAGAACCGCAACGCATTCAAGGGTTTCAGCGTGGAGGGATTGTTCGGCATGAACAAGACCGAATCGGAACTGGAAATGGAACTTGCTGGACTTGCCGATGACCTCGCCAATTTTTTGCAACATTTATCGCCCACCTACAAATCCCTATAATATGAACCTGAAATCTGCAATCGAATCCCTGCGGACTGAACTGCGAAAGTTTACCGCTCAAAAGCAAAACTTTGCCGACTACAAGCTGGTCGATGGCACGGTGGTCCGTGTGGACGGTGACCTTGCCGCTGGTACGGCTGTTTATGTGGTTACCGAGGAAGGCACACTCCCTGCACCCGATGGCGAGCATGTCGTTGAAGGCGTTGGCACTATCAAGACCGAAAACGGTAAAATCGTTGAGGTAGTCGCTGCCGAGGCTGCACCTGCCGAGACCGAAGTCGCTGCCGAAATAACCCCTGAGGTGGCCGTAGAGGTTACCGAGGAAATTAAAGAGGCTTACCCTGCGATGACACCCGAAGTTGTCGAGGCAATCGTGTCAAAGCATTTGGCGGCCATCATGGAGGAACTCAAAGCGGCCTATGCCGAGATGGGCAACATGAAGGACAAGATGTCGGCCTTTGCAAGTCAAATCGAAACCATGGCGGACATTGTGGAGAAAGTATCCGAGATGCCAACGGAGGCACCAAAGGTCAGCGGTTCTGCAATCGTGGAGCAACGCAAGGCACAAGCATCGCAGAACTTCAACGAAATAGCAAAAGCACTTCAATCCCTTAAAAAAATCTAATTTTTAAACCCCACTAACAATGGCATATACTTTTTCAGGATTAAACTCCTACACCGATGAGCAGCGTTTACCGCTCATCACCAAAGCCGTATTCTCGGCTCGCTCTGCCTCCTTGTTCAGCAAGCAGGTAGGCATCAAGTTTGCTGCAACCTTGAACTTGATGGACACCGATGCGCAAATCCAAAATGGCAATGTGTGCGGATACATCACCTCAGGTACAACCGCTTTCACACAGCGTACTTTGACCGTTGGTCGTATGAAGGTGCAAGAAACCCTTTGCCCTCGTGCGTTGGAGCAGTACTGGATGCAGACCCAGCTGACCGCTGGCTCTACCTATGACGGTGTTCCATTCGAGCAGGCTTTCTCCGAGCAGAAGGCTCTGCGCATTGCCGAGGCGTTGGAGAACGCAATCTGGCAGGGCAACGCTTACTTTTCAGGTGTTAACCAGTTACTGAATGCTGCATCGGGTTCTACCGTCAGCGGTAACACTGGTGCAGTTTCTGCTTCCGTAGGCATCAACTCATCCAATGCCATCCAAATCTTTGATGGTATCTACAATCAAATTCCACAGGCTATCCTTACAAGAAACGACCTCGTGATTTTCTGCGGATGGAACAACTTCCGCAGCTTGATTGGCGCATTCAAAGGAACGACCAGCGTCATGTACAACCAAGTGGATTTGGCTGGACTTGCCGATGGTGACATCATCTACCCTGGAACAAATGTGCGTGTGGTTGCTGTTCCAGGCTTGACAGGCACTAACCGCATCGTTTGCACCTACCTCGGCAACCTGTTCTACGGTACTGACTTGCTTTCCGATGAGGAGCAATTTTCGATATGGTACAGCAAGGACAACGATGAGGTTCGCTTCCAAGCAGCCTTCAAAGCAGGTGTGCAGTTCGCTTACCCCGACTTGATTGTTGACTTCCGCTTAACCTAATGTATAGGGGGGAGGGCAACCTCCCCCTGCTTTTATCCCTTAAAATTTAAACCAAACAGCAATGTCTTGTAATTTAACAGCAGGTTACGCACTCGGTTGCAGGGNNCTTGGCGGTGTTTAACACCACAGGCTCGGTCAATACAAATGGCAGCGGCACGGTGACTGGCTTTACTGGCTATGCATCGGGAACCGCTGGTAGCAATCCGTTTTACAAGTACGATTTGGCCAAGGCCACTTCGCAGTTCACCGAGACCATCAACGCATCCACCGAAAACGGGTCGTTGTTCTACCAGCAAGACCTGACCTTGGTCATCAACAGGTTGCAGGTGCAGGTGAGGAACGAGTTGTTTGTATTGGCACAGAACAGGCTGATTGCCATCGTGCGAGACCGCATGGACCAGTACTGGGTGCTGGGTGCTGACACGGGATTGGAGGTAACGGCTGGAACATCGCAAACGGGTACGGCCAACGGTGACCGTTCGGGTTACGAACTGACCTTTACTTCGATGGAATCCTTCCCGATGTACGGAATAAGTGCGGCCAACGCAAACACTGTGACCGCCACAGCACAAAACACGGGGGTATAAAATGAGCTGCGCATTAACAGCTGGTTATGCGCTTGGATGTAGAAATTCAGTTGGTGGGGTTTACTCGTTAAGCCTCGCCAACTTTAATCCTACGGGGAGTGTAACCACCAACGGAAGTGGCACGGTCACTTGGCTGAATGGTTATGGGTTGGAGAACTTACTTTTACAATCCAACAATTTAAGCACCGCATCTTGGACAAAAGCAGGTAGTGCAACCGTATCAGGCAACTACGCTACCGCACCCGATGGAACTACAACGGCATCAAGGGTTTCTTTTGTGTCGGGAGCAAGCAGTACTGATGTGACACAAACTTTTGCGTTAACAAGCGGTACAACTTATACTGCGTCTTTTTTTCTTAAAAACGAAAACTTTTCTGGTAGCCAATATGTTTTGATTTTTATCTACAATGCAAGCGGAAGTTGTTATCTTACGATAAGGCCAGCATCGCAAACAGTAGTGTCGATGTCGTATAATGTTTCTGGTAATTTTGTTTCAGCACCAACATATAAAAGCGAAAACTATGGAAATGGTTGGTATCGTTATTCGATAACATTTACACCAACTGGTGCATTTAATGGAACTACTAGTTTTATTAATTATTCGGATGGCGCAGGTTTAGCAGGAAATGCAAACCGTCAATGCCTAATTTGGGGATGTCAGGTTGAACGAAGCGATTACGCTGGATATGTTGTCCAAACCACCACGGCATCTGCTTCGGTAAATTATCCATTCTTTAAGTACGAACTACCTCGCAATACGGCCAGCATCGTGCAGACCAAACAGGCATCTACGGAGAACGGCACTTTGTTCTACCAGCAAGACTTGAACTTTGTCGAGAACAAGTTAAGCATCGGGTTGCGAAATGAATTTAGGCGACTTGCCGAAACCAAAAGCATTGCGATTGTAGCGGACAGGAACGGTAACAAGTGGATTCTCGGTTCCGACACAGGCCTTGAACTTACTGCTGGCAATGCACAGACTGGCATCAATCAAGGCGACCGCAACGGCTATGACATTACCTTGACTGGGTTGGAATCCTATCCAATGATGGTGGTTCAAGAAGGCTTGGCAACACCATCCAACGAGGGCATCGAAGGTTACTTACCTGACGGGCAGAGGACGCAATCTTCGGGCAAAGGAACGCCTGGTGCTGCTTTACCGTTTGTACCTGAACCAGGATAAACTATCTTTGCACTTCATGGGTTTGGAAGGGCGG